AGGTCAATGTTTTTCTCAATTTGCTCATTGAGCTTAAACTCCATTTCATCTAATTTTGTGGCCATTTCTTCAAGAATGTTTGCCTTTTCATCAGGCATTTGAATATAGTTTTCATCAAAAACATTCTTGATACCGGCCATGAAACCTTCTGCGATTTCAAGTTTCAGGCCAGATTCAATGGCAAGCTCGTTTTGGGTAAGCCATTCTTCACAAACATAGTTCAAGAATGACTCAACCTTTTCAGAAAGATTGGCTTTGTAATCACGAATTTCTTCGGCAATTACTTCAGCATAAGCCTCTTCAAATACTTGAACTTGTTCAGCCAGCTTGCTACGAACGGCAGACTCAAAAATGATTTGAGCCTTGTTGCGGAAATCTTCAGAAAGATCTTCTCCACTAACAAGAGCATTGACATCTTCATTGACATCAAACTCAATTTCTTCCTTCATTTTTTTTGAAGCTTTTTTGGCCATTTTTCGACCATCTTCTTCCTCTTCCTCTTCTTCCTCTTCCTCTTCTTCCTCTTCTTCCTCTTCTTCCTCTTCTTCTTCAGAAGACTTTTTCTTTCCGTTTTCTTCCTCTTCCTCTGATTCTTCCCAGACTACTTTTTTAGAAGAAAGCTTAGCTTCTTCTAATTCATCTGCGTCATCAACTTCTACATCTTCACCCCAAACAATGCCTTTAGAAAGAGCACGACCAATTTCAGCAGCTTTAGCTTTTGAATTTACTTTGGTTGAAGATTTTTTTGCTCCTTTACCAGCATCAAGCTTACCAGATTCATCAGTAGGCTTATAATCAGTCATATGTGGACCACCTAAATCATCAATTCCTTGACCAGGAACAGTTGATGTTGGTACTGATTTTCTCGCTTCTGGAGCAGCAGCTCTTGCATTAACGCGAGTTTTTGACTGCTTCATAGTTTCAAGACCAGGCATTGAAATACTCCTAAAAAATTTCTGTTAATTCTATGTTTATTTATAAATTAAAGACTCTTTATAAAATACTCAAAAGCTTTAAGCTTTCTTTCTTCAATATTAAGTTTAGTAGACTCATCAATATAATTTTTAATTTTTTGAACTTCCACTTCTTTTAATAACCCATTATCCCAAACCCAATCAACACCTTCCATAATACCTTCAACAAAAGCATTTGGTGCAGATGGATCTGCTACAATGTCTGCTGCAGTAGCTAACATAAAATCATCTTTTACATACTTAATACCATTTTTTTCTTCTAAAGAACCAATTCCTCTAGAAGATACACCAAGTTTAACTCCATCATTTAAAAGACTTTTAGCAATCGCTCCCATTGGAGTGTCAAGAATCTTTGCTTTGCCAATAAAATCATTACCATCTCTAACAAGTTCTACAATTTTGTGAGAAACTCTATCTAAATTTACAGTTGGTCCATCTGGATGACCAAGTTCTCCAACAGCTCTTCCTTGTTTAATATATTGATCATTATATCTATTCACCTCTTTTTCCATTATTTGAAGAGGATAAAATCTTCCATTACGATTTTGTTGTTCTGTTTGAAGAAAAATTCCTTTAATATAATGGTCCTTCTTACCATCGGCACGAGCTTCAGTAAGAATTTCAATATCTTCTATATGTTCTGTAATGAGTTTCATTCTTCTTCTTGATTAAAGAAAGTGTTACCCACTTCTTGTTTGAAGTCGGATAGGGCCTCACCTGCTTTTGTATAAAGAATATCTTTAACTAATTCCGTTGCCTGAGCATGTTTGCCTTTAGCAATATAAGAAACAATTTGTTCAGTGTCCATAATAATTTTCCCTTTTAATTATTTATTTATTTTTATTTTGTTGCGTTTTTGATTGTGATTGAAAATTTGTTGGTTTTTGTGGAGTATTTCCTCCCATTGGAATTCCAGTTCCTTCTGGCATTTCTGGCATAGGTGCTGTTGGGAATCCATTAATAACTGACAAATAATCTGCTTCAGTCATATCTGGAATAGAATCTTGTTTTCTTTCTTGTTCAATTTGTTGATGAATTTCTAAAATTTCAGCATCAGTTTGCTTTAAAATTTGCCTTCTAATATATTCATTTGAATAATATAATCCAATGTATGGTTGCAATTGAGCTAAAATATTCATTCTATTTGTTAAAACTTCAAGATCTTTTAATTCAGTATAATGATTATCTTCTTTATAATCATACTGAATTTGATTTCTCATTGTTTCCCAATCTTCTGGGGTAACGATTCCTTTAAGAATAAGTTGTGTTTTTAATAAATCTCCAAATAATTCTGAGAATTTTTTTCTTAATCTTCCAACAAATCTACTAAATTTAAGTTCATCACGAAGAATTTGAGAATTAGTACCAAAATTAAAAGTACTACCTTCTTTTTCAAGTCTAGATGCAGGCACATTTAATGCCTCATACATTTTCTTTTCAAAATATTTTACATCTTCTAATTGACCTAAATTTTGTCCACCAGGAAGAGTTGTAATTTCAGTTCCTCTACCACCTTCTCTCCTAGGAAGCCAAAAATCCTCAAGCATACTCATATGCTTTCTATCATCACGAATTTCACCTGTATTTGAATCATACACTAATTTCTGACGATATCTTGTCATAACTTCACGAAGATATTGTTCAGCTTTAATTTTAGGAAGATTACCTACATCAATATAAAAAATTCTTCTTTCTGGTGCGCGAGCCATTCTATAAATGACAAGAGTATCCTCAACCATTCTTAATTGATTAAGAATTTTAATAGCTTTGTGTAAATAGCTTAATACAATATTTCTATTGGGATCAGTCATTCCAGAAGTAACATATGTTATAGCATCAGGTGCAATTTTTATTCCAGTATAATCATTAAGATTTATTCCTTTGGCATTATAAACAAAATATTCTGTTGTTTTGCCATAATCAATTGAATAAAAATCTGATCCTTTTTCTGATTTTCTAATTTCAGTAATTTTCTTAATTTTTAATGGATCAATATATCTTAATTCAACAATACCTTTCGATGGGTCATTAAAATCAATTAATTTATGATAAAATAATCTTCCATCAATATACCAACGACGAAATATTGAATGTCCTTTATTTTCAAAATCTAAAAGTCTAATTACTTGTTGAAATTCTTCTCTGATTTTTTTCTTAAGAGAATCACTAATTTTAAGATTAGATAATTCAATTTCTACTGGAATATCATCTTGATTGGATACAATAGCTTCATTTGCAATATCATCAATAATATAATCGCATTCGGGATGAAGTGACATTTCTCTATAACGACGAATTAAATCAAAGTCGGTTTTAGTCCGACCTTCCATATCTACATAATAACCATAATGACCCCCAACAGCGGCAATGGCAGAACCATCATCATTATTGGGGGGCACAGGAGAAACCACATTGCGTGGTTTCATTGCTTTTTCTTTTATTGAAAATCCAAATAATTCAGCCATTATTATATATTAAGCACTCACACTATTTATTTAATATCTGGAGAAGTTCCACCAGTAATATTAAAGTATTGATATTGAAAATCAACAGTAAATTCTTCAATGCTATTATTTGTATCAAATCCTAAAGAAATTTGACTTACAGCACTAGGCCAAGCACCAAATAATTTATAAGTTCTAATAACAGGTAAATCAGCAGTGGAAGTAGTTCCACCAGTAGCTGGAGCTGTTTTTGATAATTGATCAACTGTAATATCAGTAAAAATTTGAATCGGATCTGTTTGTCCAACATTGGAATCCATTTTATTTACCACATTCATCCAAGATTCAAAGAAAGTTCTGGCTTCAAATTTTGAATCATTAAAAAATGTAGCACTCCATGCTGCAAAAGTTCTGTCTCCAGGAATTTTTAAATTTCTTCCTCTAAAAGGAACTTCAATAGTTCCCATATTGGATGCTGGAAGAGCTGCAGACTTACAAAGATACGTAAGTGCATCTGTTTGAGTCGTCTTGATGACGCTAGCAGCTGTTGGAGGATTGATTGTAACTTTAAAAAGGTTTGGTCTTACTCCAGAACTAATTCTTGACTGAAAATCGTTAATTGTAAATGCCATTGGTTAATCTCCTGTTTAAACTGTTCCTACAACTTGCTGAAAGCTAACCCCAGTACGGGTAGCAACAAATGTCAAGTAAATATAGTTGATAGAACGAGTTGGCTTCAGATAAATATCCGCACGGAATTCATTTCTATCAATTACATCTGGTGTATTATTAGTTGTATCGCATACAACTAAGAAATCATAAAGACCTCTTTTTGATTGTACATCACGAAGATATGGTTCAACAATTCCCCTAAATGCACTTCTGGTAAAATCATCATTAAATTCAAATAATTGTTGACTTGCTGCTTGTTGAATGGTTTTTTCAAGAACAAGGAACAATTTACGAACATTAATTCTATCAAAAGCACTTGGACTAGAAAGTGCTGTTTTGTCACCAAACAATACAATTCCTTGACCTGGGAAAGAAGTAATTGGATTTACTCTAGAAGTATAAAGAATATCTCTTTGTGCTTTTGTTGGAGTATAAGTAAGTTTTACAACATTTTTAATTTGACCTCTACTATATCCAGCAGGAGAGAACCAAGGTTGTTGATTAATTGAAGCACTGGCCAATAAACCAGCAACATCGCCATTACAAGGAATATAACGATATTTGTCATTATATCTATCATACATATATTTGATACCACTATCAAATACGGCGTATGAAGAACTAGGAAGCTGATTGAAGAATGATATAATATTTGATGTTACAGTATCAGAAGAACTGATTCCAACAACACCACCTTTCCAAGGCGAAATAAAAGCAATACAATCTTTTCTTGTTTCAGCAATAGACATAATATTAGATGCCTTTGCTACAGTATCTGATTGTGTTCCAAAACTTGCAGCATTTAAAATATAATCAATTGATACACTTTCAACACTAGTAAATAAACTATATCCACTATTAATTTCACCCACAGTTGGAGTTTGACTATCAATTCCTCCAATAATATCATATTGAACATTGCCAATAATGTCAAAAGTTGATGTTGACCCAGCACCTAAGTTAGTTGAAGTTTTAACTGCATAATTACTCCCACTAAATCCATTCTGCATATGGGCTCCCCAATATACGAATGAAGATTTATTAGTAGTTACATCTGCAATATAATTTAAATCACCTTCTTGTAACTTACAATCATAAGCTTTAGAAACACCAATAAATTTTTCTAAAATAGTTCCAGCAGTACCAGAAATTTTACCATCAGAATCATAAACAACAACGTGCATTTCATCATTTTTACCACCACGTTGATTAGCATATATTGAGCTTGATGGTCTCTTAGCAATAGACGACCAAGTTGTTCCCGCAACTACTGTACCATCTCCCTTAGTTGTTGGTGGAATGGCATAATTAGTAGAAGAGCTATACCAATCAGAAGCAGAAGAAACCGTGGCACCTGTACCAACAGTATCACCAACAGCAAATAAAGTATTTCCAGTTGAAAATACCGTTACAATTTTATTCGTAGCATCATATGAATATACAACCCCTGTAGCAAGGCTACCACTTCCTCCAGTTCCAACAACAGAACCTGCAGTAAAAGTACCAGTAAATCCACTTCCAATTTGAAGTATTTGGTCAGCACCTCTATCAATAATAGAAACGCCAACACTATTTCCTAAATCTCCTGCATATCTAGCAGCAAAATGCCAAGAATTAGTTGCATTACGATATACGTTTTCATAAATTGATTGATTTTTAATTAAAACTGGACTTGCAAAAATAGTTGTAGTTCCAGTTGAAATTATGGCTAATGTTGTTACACCATTAACAATAGCTGAAGCTCCTGTTCCAGCACTTGGTCTAACAACAGCAAGTGTGCCACCATAAGCCAAATAAGAAGAAGCAGTCAACCAAGTTTCATAATTAGTATCATTTGGCTTTCCAAATGTTGCAACTAAATTTGCTTCTGAAGTAATTGATGTAATCGTATCTACAGGACCTGTTGAAAATGGACCTACAAGTGCAGCAACATTCTGCAAAGATGGTGCAACTTGGGGAGCCGAAAGGTCTCTCTCTTGGATAAGAATCCCTGGCGAGACTAATGATGGCATATGCTATCTCCTAATAAAAGATTCATTTGGATATTCTAAAAATATTTATAAAAAAGAAATTCTTTATCTATATTCCCACATAAATGCTCGGTCTCCATATTCATCTAAATGCCAAACATCACCATCAACATCAACAAATGTATCATCATTTAATCCATCATTAATAAATCCAAATGGCGCCATATCAGCTTCGATTTGGTCTGCTTGGTCATCATAAATTCTTTTTCTAATGTCTTGATCGGTCATTTCCCTAAAATAGGGTTGTGCAACTAACCAAGAAAATATAACCAAACACATAGCCAAATCATCGTTACATCCATCTTCAGCCTCAAATGAATTATTGCGTTGAATAAAAGTAGTTAATTCGCTAATAATTTCATAATCACTTACAACTAATTTATCATCTTCAATTAATGTTTTAAGGTTAGAACATCCAATTTTTTTTACAGTCTTAGACATTTTAACCCCTAGTTGAGCACGTTTTCCAGAAAAACCATGACCAACAAGTTGTCCTGCTCTACCATTCATAGAACACATTAATAAATGGTCATACTCTAAATCATAGTGAAGAATACTTCCTATCTGTTCTCCAATGTCATTTACTTCAATTAAAACATATGCTTTATTATATGATTTTGCTATTTTTTCAATGATGCTTGGAAAAAGCATTGGTTTAATTTCATTACTTCTATATTTTGCTACAATTTTGTATGGAACTGTTGTAATATCAAAAACAACAAATGCAGAATAATCATTATTTGTTCCTCTTGAAACATCAACAGTAATCATATAATCTTTATTTTTTTCTGGCTCCTCATAAACATCTAATCCAGCGTTTCTAGTTAATGGGTCATCATAAACCATTAATCTTAATTTGGCTGGCGTAATTAAAGTGTCAACTGAACCTAAAAATGCACATTCAAACTCTTGAGTAAATTGCCTTTCTGATGTATTGGCAATTGTTTGTTTTTTCCATTTTTCATCTCTTCCTGGTACTTCACTCCAATGCACCTCTAATGGAATATACCCATTTTTTTGTCTTTCAGCATCATGCCAAAGTTTATAAAACATATTCATCCCGTTTGGGGTTGAAATAATAATAACCTTTGTAGTTTTACCTGATGAAATTGTAGGATATACAGAACTAAAAAATTGTTCAGCAATATGATTTGGAATGAAAGCAAATTCGTCTAAAAAAATAATGTTAAATGAATTACCACGAACAGCAGATGATGAAGTACTTGCTGCAATAATTTTAGAACCGTTTTCTATTTCAACAGATCCTTTATTCCAAGAGCCAACCCCTTGTTGTAACCATTTTGGTAAATTTTCATATGCTAGTTGTAATCTAGAAAGCAATTCTCTAGCAGTTTCTGCTTTGTTAGCAAGAATAGCAATTTTTACATTATCATTAAACAAAGCATAATGCAAAAGATAAGAAACTACTGTTGTGCTTTTGCCCGTTTGCCTAGGCATTTTAGCAATATTAAATCTATGATTATGAAAATTTTTTAATAATTTTTTTTGAAAATTATACATCTTGAAAGGAACCAATCCTTCATCAAGAGATACAATTTTTATATAATTTAAAGCAAAATATACTGGGTCTTTTTTGCACTTAAGATATTCTTGTATTTGTTCAGATGTAAATTCAATTTGAACATTTTGAGCCTTTAAATTTGGATTACCCTTATAAATTTTATCAGATGCCATTAATCTTTTATGTGGGATAATTTAAACAATTCTGGATATTCGGCATCAAAATTACGCATTATAATTCCAGCAATTGCTTGAGCTTCATTTTCTGTTTTACTTCCAGTTTCTCCTCGATTAGGGTCTTTTTCATGCTTTAAATGTTGTGCAAAATGAGCCATTTCGTGGGCAACTGTTCTTAATACATCTACTGGATGTCTTTCTTTAATATCAATTTGAATTTCTCCTTTTTTGTATACACCAAAAGTGCCTTTTTCTCTAGCTAAATTTGGACTAATAAAAGTTATTTTTGGCTTTTGTTTTATATTAAGTTCTTTTTGACAAAAAGGAATAAATTTTTTAAGAATTGATTCAAATTCTTTTTCACTAATTACATGTTTAAATTCTTTTAATGTCATCATATTAACAATTCCATTTTTTTAATGATAATGCTTTTCTTGTTGGACGACCTTTTTCATCTTTCATAGGACCAGGCATCCCACCCATACGGGCACAGAATGATTTTCTACGATTTGCAGATTTAGATCCGGGTTTTAATTTTGATGGTTTTGTGGTAACTGCAAGTGAAAGATGAGAACCTGGATGTTCTCTGCGATAAGAAGCAATGCCTTTTTTATTCAATCCACCTTCAGGATTTTTTCCAGCTTTTCTCTGCCAAGCAGGAGATTTTTCATTTAAAATTTCTACAAATTCTTTAAACGTCATTAGCCCTTCAGAACAACCACATTCTGTTGTTTTTTTAGTTGTTTTTTTCATTTTTCTTTTTATCCAACTATCTGGACTTTCCCCGTGTTTATCGACAAAAGAATTATGCAAATCTTTCATATTTACATTATATTTTTTACCAATATTTTTCATCAAAGTATCTATGGATTTATAATCATAAGACTTGAGACTTTTTAAATCATCTTCAAGTTTTTTTATTGCTTCCATTTGATTTTTTATTTTCAGTATTATTTATGGCACTTTGCTTTAAAAATTGTTGTAATTCAGCAGAAGTACCCACAAATAAAGCATTGTTTACTGTAGTTGGTGATGATTTAGATTCTTGAGATATTTCTTTTCTTTTCTTATGTAATTCCATAAATTTATCATTTATATCAGCAAGATTTTTCATCCCCTGAAAAGCAACTTCATAAGCTCTTGGATGTTCAGATGCACTTGCTATATTTAAAATCCCATCAATAGCCTCGTGTCCTTTTTGAATTAACGAATATAACTGGTTTCTAGCATATTCGTAATCACTATCTATTTTATCCGAATCACTTATAATTTCTGGTTTAACTATTTTTACTTCTTCTGCAGGAATAATTTCCCCAGAAACATTAAAAACTTCATTTAAATTGTCAAACATTTTACTCATTTTATGGTCCGTATTCTGTTATAGTTTCAATAAATCCAAAATTATCTTCAGGTCCTGCTGTAGGGGGATTTGGTTGTACCACATAAGTTCTAACTTTACCATAAGAAGCCCCAGTACCAACATAAGTATCAACTTCAACCTTTTTAATAACCGCACCATTGTCCGGATTAACTGGACCGTAAACGTATGTTTTGGCTGTAAATTGTAAAGTATATATTAGTGCTCTTCTAGTTTCAAAAGAACCTTCATAGTCATCCTCAATACTAATATTATTTAATATAATAGGAACATCTTTTTTTTCATCCATTTCTGGTATAAGGTCAATAGTTATATTAAAAGATGGTTGAAAATATGGTAAAATTTGTTCTATAGTTTGAAGAACATCATCATTAATTTTTCCAAAAATATAAAGTTCAAAATTTAAATTATACGGTACTGGAAGATATTGTGATTTAATTGATTGAGAACCTGGAGTTGTTTTTTTATAAAGTTGAATTGGACTTGCTTTTCTTGATGGGTCATAACTAATTCCAGTCAGTTCAAATGCCATTCTGGGAACACCAATTTCAAATTTTTTATTTAATTCCGGATTTTGTTGTAATCTAGCAAGAAATTTTTGTTTTCCTGAATATGAAAAAGGCACTTTTATAATAGAAACTACATTACCATTAGCATCTTTTTTATGCAATTCAATATTATTAAAAAGAGTACCAAACCCAACTACGGTTTTTTTAAATATTTCATTATACGTATAAGTTCCCAGCATTAGAACGATCCTCCAATATCCCCATATTCACCAAATGGATTTGTTTCACTAAAATCTAAAACAGAATCTGCAGCATTTTCAATTGCCCTATTGTCTCCAAGAACTCCTCCAGTAGACGACAAACTATCAAATGAAATTATGCTTCTTCCAGTTCCTGACGTTTGACCAACAAGAATTTGTCCTACTTTAAAATTACCACTTATATGAGATACTGAAAGAACCTTAGATGATGCATCCCACTTCATAACTATACCAGAAGTAACACCAATTCCGTATGTTGTTCCAATTCCAACAATATTTTCTCCAAAAATATAATTACTAGTTCCTGTTCCCATTGTATATTTAATTTCATATCCTTGATCTACGACTGATTGATCAATTTCATTAACACCAGTATCAATAACTTCATTTTCATATTCATATAATTCACATTGAAGTTTATAACTATAATTTTTACCTATTTGATAAAAAGGATCTTCATGTTCTACAAATTTAATTTCAAAAAAGTTTTTACTTAATGGAAAATAAATTAAATCTCCTTCTTCTGGTCTTGTTGGAAGAACAACTTGAGGATCTGCAGAAAGAAATACACTCAAAAAATCTTCAAATCTTTGCCTAGAAATAGTTAAAGTAAGTTCATCCGCTTGCTTTAAGCCAAACTTACTCATAAAATCACCTTGTCCTTGAAATCCCGTAAATGTATTAATATATGCTTCAATAATATATGCGTCATTAAATTTAGAATCAATTACATCTTTAAATACAGTATCAATGTTAATATATTTTCTAGGAAGATAATATATATCAATACCATATACTTTAATTTGTTCGTCTACTAAATTTTGAAAGAGCAATTGCTCATTTCTTGTTCCAACTGAAAAATATGGGTTTTTCATATTATCCAATCATATCCATTGGAGGTTCTGAGTATTGATAATTATCCATACTAGATTCAAGGTCTTTTAATTCTGTAGTAGCATCTTGATATAGTTGTCTACCATTTAAAGTTAGTCCACCGGGAAGTTGAACTCCTTCATACTTAATTAAATTCTGTCCCCATTGCTTTTTAATTAACGCTGTTACATATCGTTTTAAAAAGAAATCATTCCACACTCTTGGTGAATCTGAAGGATCTAAAAGACGATAACAATCAAGTATTACAAAATTTCCTGGTTGAATGTCGGATGCAAAATCTAAATCAAGATAAAGCCTACCCAATCTTCTATTGAATCTTATCATTTTGGCGCCTTCGAGAATAAAATACAAAAATTCTAATCTTGTTTTGACACTTTCATAATAAAGAAGTTCAGCAGAAGAAAAATCATATAAATCATTTAATCTAAATTGATATCTAATATCAAAAATATTCATTGAAGATTTATCAAGAAAATCGTGAATTCTATTAATGCCAATAATCCAATCTGGGATTTCAATATAATTAAGAGCTTCTGATAATTGTGGTAATGTTTGTTGCGCAGAAGTAACCGTATAAGTTCCAGCTAAGCCTGTAATAGAAACTATATCACCAACTTTAAATGGTATGTATTGATTATCAAGTTGAAGATTAATATTAGTTGTAGATACAGTAAAATATACTAAACCAGTATTTAAAACATTTCCACTAAGAATTCCTGATGCTCCACTACCACTAACCGTTTTTATTTGTGCATTAGTAAGAGCTTGCGCTGATACTGGAGTTGGATTCAATACTAATGTTTGTAATTGTGTTTTATCTAAAACACTAGTTATAGTTAAATTACTAACATCATCTAAAACAATATCAGATGTGGTAAATTTATTTGACCTTTCTTTTAACAATACACCCATTTGATTTGTATTAGGATTCCAATATTCAAGAATGCCTTTAGGCTCAAATTGATTGTTAACAAATACTTCTCTTCCAATATTAAGATTTGATGGAGTTCCACTTACAGTTATTATTTGCCCATCTACATCAGTAATTTTCCTATTAGAAGACTTAAAACGAGCAATATCTTGATCAGTAAACTGATACTTCAAATACATTCTAATGACACCATCGTAATGTCTTTCTTGAAAGTATTGAAGTCCTTCATCAATACGATCAGAAATTTGGTCATCATCTACGTTAATTTCAAGAACTGGTTTGCCTAATTGACGCAGACAATATTCTTTTAATTCATCTCTGCTATTTGGCTTAGCCATATAAACAAAAATACTCTTATTTCTAAGAGTATTTATAATATTTATTGAATTTCTGGTATTTTACTTGATAAATTGATAACAGCGGTTTGTGTTGCCATATATAAAAATAAAAATTTTTTTGCTATTTCTTGAGCTTCTTTATGATTTAATCCATCAATTAATTTTATTAGTTTGTGAAATTCAAATTGTTTTTGTAGTGAAAAATCACTAATATTGTAAAAATTATCCATTTTTATTAATTATAGAAAGTAATAATGATTTTATTTCTTGCATCTCTAATTTTAGTATAGAAACTTCATTTAATGCTGTATCTAGTTTTACTTCTTTAATATCTCTTAATTTTTTTGCTTCAATAAATTTTTCATATTCAGTTATATTTTTATTTACAATAGCACCACTAAAATAATCTCTTTCTAAATTTGAATTACCTTCAACGGGAATATTTTTCATTAACTTAATGCCATTACTCTAAAATCTTTAATTATTGGAACCATTACTTGACTTTGACTTCTCATTACAATTTTAATTGCAAATGAACCAAAATTTAAATTATTTGCAT